TTAGGTGCAAACTATCCGATCATCTTAAAGACGGTAACAGGATCACATGGAGTTGGTGTTCTCTTTATTGAGAGTGAAAAAAACTTGGTATCTACTGTGCAGCTTTTATATAAACTGAATGAGGATATTAGTTTGTTATTGCAAGAATACATTCCCACAAAATCTGATGTTCGTGCCATAGTTCGTGATCGTGAAATTATTGCTACAATGGCCAGACCAGTAGTAGAAGGTGATTTTAGAAGTAATGTTTCTCAAGGAGCAGAGCCTGTAGCAATAGAATTAACAGATATGGAAAAAATCAATTGTCTGGATGCGGCAAAAGTTGTTGATGGACTTTGGGTGGGTGTTGATTTTATTCCTGCAAAGAATAGAGTAAAAGAACAACCATTTATCATTGAAGTGAATAGTTCCCCAGGTAGTGCAGGAATAGAAAAGACCAACAAAACTAATATGGTAAAAGATGTGGTGAAGTATTATATGGACAGAACTAAATGGTTAAAACCTAAACCTTTTAGGTCAATATATTCTTGACTTTTTATCTTAAAGGTGGTATAATCTTATAATGAGTTTTTATACAAATGTTCTCCAGTGGGGGAACAATCTCCTTGTCCGTGAAGTTAAAAACGGAGAACGGCAAAATTCCAGAATAAGATATTCACCTACTCTATTCTCTCCTGTCAAACAACATACTGGTTATAAGACATTGGACGGACAACATGTCTTGCCCCAAATGTTTGATACAATGAAGGAAGCAAAACAGTGGGTGGAGGATCATAAATCACAACCAGACCTTGTGTACGGTAATACACAGTATGCCTATTGTTATATCTCAGATAATTACAAGGGAACTGTTAATTGGAATATGAATGAACTTCTTATAGTGACAATTGATATTGAGGTTCAGTGTGAGAATGGATTCCCAAACCCATTTATGGCAGAAGAAGAACTTTTGTCCATCACAATTAAAAATCAGCAAACTAAACGGATTATGGTTTGGGGGATTGGTAAGTTTAAAACTGATCGTAAAGATGTAACATATGTTGAGTGCGAAAGTGAAGTGCATTTATTAAAAGAGTTTCTTATATTTTGGGAGAAGCATTTTCCTGATGTTGTGACAGGATGGAACACTGAGTTTTTTGATATACCGTATATATGTAATCGTATTAAAAGGTTATTTGGTGAAGATGAATTAAAACGATTGTCTCCTTGGGGTGGTGTATTTGAGAAGAAAGTATATCAGCAAGGGAGAAATCATCAGACTTATACTATACAGGGAATTGCTGCTTTAGATTATTATGATTTGTATCGTAAATTTACATACACAAATCAGGAGTCTTATAGGTTAGACCATATTGCAAAAGTTGAGTTAGGTGAGAGTAAGGCTGGTAATCCTTTTGACACATTTCGTGAGTGGTATACCAAGGATTTTCAGTCTTTCATCGAATACAATATACAAGACGTTGAAATTGTAGATCGTTTAGAAGACAAGATGAAATTGATTGAACTGTGTTTAACTATGGCATATGATGCAAAGGTTAATTTTGTCGATGTATTAGGTACAGTTCGTTACTGGGACATTCTTATATATAATTACCTCAGAGAAAGAAACATTGCAATCCCTCAAAAATCTCAACAGGAAAAGATCGAACAATTTGAGGGAGCATATGTTAAAGACCCAATAGTGGGAATGCATAAGTGGGTAATGTCGTTTGATTTAAACTCTCTATACCCACACTTAATTATGCAATACAATATTTCACCAGAGACATTAGTTCCCAGTGAAAAGAAAGAAGGATTAGTTGATAAGATTTTAAAGGGCGAATTAAAGAACGAAACTGAACATTGTATGACTCCAAATGGTGCATATTTTCGAAAAGATAAAAGGGGATTTTTGCCAGAACTAATGGAGAAAATTTATGATGATCGTGTTACGTATAAAAAGTTACTTCTGGAGACTCAGCAGAGATATGAGGATACAGGTGACAAGAGTCTTCTCAAAGATATATCAAAGTATAACAACATTCAGATGGCAAAGAAGATATCCCTTAATAGTGCGTATGGTGCTATTGGGAATCATTGGTTTCGCTATTTCGATTTGTTGGTTGCTACAGCAATTACATTATCTGGTCAGTTATCTATACGTTGGATTGAAAAAGCACTTAATAAATATCTTAATAAAATCTTGGAAACTGATGAGGAAGATTATGTCATTGCTTCAGATACGGACTCGGTGTATATCACTTTTGATTCTTTGGTTAGCAAAGTCTTTGTCGAGGGAACAGAGACTAGCAAAATTGTCTCGTTCTTGGACAAAGTGGCAAAGGATAAGTTGGAACCATTTATCAATAGAAGTTTCTCAGATCTTGCTGAAGTGGTTGGAGCCTACGAACAAAAAATGAATATGTCACGTGAAGTGATTGCTGATAAGGGTATCTGGACTGCAAAGAAACGATACATATTAAATGTCCACGACAGTGAAGGGGTTCGTTATGCTGAACCTAGATTGAAAATTATGGGCATCGAGGCGGTTAAGAGTTCTACTCCAGCACCTTGCCGAGCAAAAATTAAAGAAGCACTAGACATCATTATGAATGGTAATGAGAAGGAACTGAACACTTTTATACAAGATTTCAGAGAGGATTTTATGGAATTACCTCCAGAGGAGATTGCTTATCCTAGAAGTTGTAATGGATTAGCAAAGTGGTCTACAGATCATAATCTCTTTAGACGTGGTGCTCCCATCCATGTAAAAGGTGGAATTTTATATAACCACCTTCTTAAAAAGCATAATTTGGGAAACAAATACCCCAGTATACAAGAGGGAGATAAAATTAGGTTTTTGCATTTGCGAATTCCTAACATATATCAGTCTACCGCATTTTCGTTCATAACAGATATGCCGAAAGAACTAGACTTAAAGGGTTTGATAGATTTTGAACAGCAGTTTGAAAAATCATTTGTTGAACCGATTATTTTTATAACTACCAAGATGGGGTGGATGATCGATTCGTCATACGGAACCCAAGGCTCACTTGAGGAGTTCTTTACATGAGTGAATTATATGAAATATTGAGAAATAGTCTTGATGATACAGGATTGCCTGTAATGGATCGTGATCAGTTTAAAGAAGTAACTGACAAGTTCGGCAAGGAAGAATTTCGAAAGACACTGGCAGATTACATCACTAAAGAGAAACCACCATTTCCATTAAAGAATTATAGCAAAGAAGATATCACCAAAACTTTTTATAAATTACAGAAGGTGGATATTTCCAAACATACCAAGGAAACTGATAGAGAGATAATGGAAAAATATGATGATTACAAATATCCATACAGCATTTATGGGTTGGGTGTAATTGATACTCCAGCAGGAGTGCATTCCTTTATTAATGTCAGCAATTATTTTATGCAGGATTTGCGATTGGCATGTAATTCATATGGGTTTAAAGGTCCATTACAAAGATGGAACGATGGTGATAATCTGTGGGGTGCGTTTGGTCCAATCTGGAGGGGAGTAAATCCAGGTGGTAAGAAAGGTAAACTTTTATCCCATGAGTCTTATTATGTTGCTTTTAGACTAGGGACATATAATGCTACACAGTTCAAACCTCTTGTTGCAAAAATTATATATGATATGACAGGAGCAAAGACGGTGTTGGATACTTCTATGGGGTGGGGAGATCGACTTGCTGCCTTTTATGCTTCCAATGCAACTCACTACATAGGGTGTGATCCTAATCCAAATACGTTCAGACGATATAAAAAGATGATCGCATTTTATGATAAACTAACTCATGGGACAAAGACAGTACAAATCTATCGATGTGGTGCAGAGGATTTACCTTGGGATGAAATTAAAGATGTAGATTGTGCATTTACTAGTCCACCATACTTTTCAACAGAACGATATAATGAAGGTGGGCAATTTGAGGAAGAACAATCATGGGCAAAATATGATACTTATGAAAAATGGAGAGATGGGTTTTTATTGCCAGTGTGCCAAAAGAGTTTTGAATCATTAAGTGATCGTGGTGTTCTTATGGTAAATATGCTTGATCCAAAAATTAAAAATAAGAGATATCGTGCTGGAGATGATTTAGTAGATTCTATGAAAGAGCATTTTATTGGACAAGTGGGTATGAGAATTATGCAACGTCCACAAGGTCGAGCAGTATTTTCTGATGAAGAGGGTAATTTTGATCATGCTCAATTGGAGAAATTTTTGAAGAAGATATTCATAGAGAATATCTGGTATTTTGGTAAAGATAAAGAACTGGATATCTTTAGTAGAACTAAAGGAGGTACATTGGAGAACTTCATGTCATGAAAAGAGAATTTGTAAAAAAGGATATTGATATAGACCCCTTCTTCTTTGATATGTTTTCAAGGTTGGGAAGTGATGTAGAGTATGAAAATTTTCCAGAAGAGTTAAGTGGGTATTCTCCGTTATTAGAACCATTTTTAGAACGATTATATGCTAAGAATAATCAATCACCACCAAAATTGAAAGATAGTATTGATTTACCTTGTTATAATATAGAAGAAAATAAAAAGGTTTTGGTAGCAATTAGTGGAGGGCATGACAGTCTTGCAGTTGCTATTCAATTGAAAAAAGATGGATATGAACCAATACTTTTTCATATACCATATTTGAATAAAGCATTTCCTAGAGAAACTACTATAGTACGATCATTAAAAGATACTCTTGGTATGCCATTGATAGAATTTCATATCAAAGTTACAGGAAAAAGGTTTCATATGGAGACACCTATAAAGAACTTTTTTATTTTGGGTGCAATGGTTGATTATGGTGTTAAACATAATATTCATAATTATTCATTTGGAAATTCTGCTGATGAGGCGAATGAAGTATCAAACTCAGTACTTGGAACAGACTATTCAGATAGTTACGAACCTTTTATTGATTTGCATTCTTTTTATCAATATATTATACCTAATTTTAAACAACATATACCTCTAGAAAATACATATGATGCTTATAAAATTTTGTTTGTAGAAAATCCGATTTTAATTGATAATATATCTTCCTGTATGTTAAGGGATATGTATTTAAAAAACGTGAGGAAAGCAAATAAAAGAAAGTTTCCAAAAGTGCAATTAGGTAAATATAGTTGTGGTAGTTGTAGAAAATGTGTGTTAGAATATTTTATGGTAGGGAACTTAAAAGATGAGAAGTATGATTTAGATTATGTGAAAAAATGTATGGAAACATTGAATAAGCATTTTAAAAACTTAGGTAAAGAAACATATAAAACAACAGATTATAAATCTATATTGACAAGTATGATTTATGATAAAAAAATAGAAACAGAGATTATGGATAGGATAAAGGCATGAGTGATTTTTTAAAAAAGATAGTGAAGGACGTTGGAAATGAATATGCAGATTTGGTGTCAGAAGGAATGGATTCTGATGTTGATCATTTTATTGACACGGGATCGTATGTTTTTAATGCGTTGTTAAGTGGTAGTTTGTATGGTGGACTTCCTTCAAATAAGATAACTGCCCTCGCAGGCGAAAGTGCCACAGGGAAGACCTACTTTCTTATGGGAGTAATCAAGAGTTTTCTTGACAAGAATCCAAAGGCAGAAGTTGCCTACTTCGAGTCAGAAAGTGCTATAACTCAACAAATGATTATGGATAGAGGTATTGATCCAGAAAGATTGGCAATTTTTCCTGTTACTACGGTACAGGAATTTAGAACACAGTCACTCAAGATTTTAGATGCATATCTTGAAACAGATCGATTTCCATTCTTCCTCGCACTAGATAGTCTTGGAATGATGTCAACATCGAAGGAAATTTCTGATACGGCAGAAGGTAAGGAAACGAGAGATATGACTAGAGCACAAGTTCTCAAGGCTGCATTTCGTGTTCTGACATTAAAACTTGGACGTGCTAAAGTGCCTATGGTGATAACTAACCACACGTATGACGTAATTGGTTCTATGTTCCCTACGAAAGAAATGGGTGGTGGTTCTGGACTTAAATATGCTGCATCTTCGATTATCTATTTGTCAAGGAAAAAAGAAAAGGACGGCACTGAAGTTATCGGCAATATCATTCACTGTAAGAATCATAAGTCACGTCTGACAGTAGAGAATAAGATGGTTGATGTTAGGTTGTCATATCGTGATGGTCTAGATAGGCACTA